AAAAACCAGTGACCCTAAATATTCCGAGGGTTTAACAAATAATACAACAGCCGGACCACGGTGTCCTAATATGTTAATTCAAAAAGGTGCACGATTTTATTTATACAATTCCAAACTAGCACAAGTCCCAGGCGTCAATCCTGTTGAATTCGACAATTTAGAAGATTATACCGAGTTTTTGGATTGGCAAAGAAGTCAAGGCATTCGTTGTCCAGTTCTTTACCTTCAACATAGTTATGATGCCCAAGGAAATCCAGTTTATAAAGTACGTCCAAGTGTTTCTGAACCACAAGGAGGATTGCCTCCTATGATTAGCAATCCTAGTACTCAAGGCAATATGCCTCCGGGTATTGGTAGTTCAGCCGGCAATTTAATCACCGAACAAGCAGACGATACTAATGTAGCGCGAGCACCCAACCCTACACTTTTAGTCGATGCAACGAGAAACGATCCACCTTATAATGTAAACTCATATCCAGCATTTGATCAAAGTTCTTATTATGTAGGCAGAACAACACCTTTGGATGAAATGAATGTGAAAGCAGAAAATATGTTGTATAGTCCAGATGCAATGGATGCAAATTGGGGTGGTGCCGCATATACACAGTCGCTTGTTGATAAAGGTTACTATAATGCAAATCAAGTTTCTATATATGTTAATTAAAAATTGTTTGTTTATATCATAATAAATTTAATTTTTTATGATAGTATTAGGCTATTACTGGCTCATGTCTAAAAATTTCATGACACTATTCAATGCAGAGCGAGCAGAATTCATTTGAGCCAACTTTTCCAATGATGATGTTGGATTTGAAGTGTTGACAGACAAAGCTGTTTGCAACATCATAGTATTGATGAGATCATCTAAATTTAAAATAGCATTTTCATAATCATTTCTATATTTGCTAATTAATAAAACATCTTGGTTTTTGATTACCATCGATTTAATATTCGCAGCGTAAGTTTGCGCTCCACCTGCAATACCAGTGCTACTACCAGTTCCTGTAGAGCTAGAACTTGAAGAGGATGAAGCCATTGCACTTGATATAGGATTACCACTAGGATCGGTTGTCATACCTTCTTTCATTTTAAAATTAAGATTTCTAAATAATATATAGGCTACAAAACATATTGCAAGGATAAAAAGTACATTAATAAATTGTTTGTTCATTTTATATATATATAGTAAATGAATAAATATTTTTATTTTTTCTTATAACTTCTTTTTTTCGTAGTTTTTTTCTTATTTCTTTTTTTATTAAAACGATTTGATTTATTAAATTTTCGTTTTTGTATTTGTTTGAATTTTTTACCACCTTGAAAAGCTATTGAAAAATTATTGTTATTGTTAACCAATGTTATCAATTCACCTGGACATATTTTTGAAGAAACATCTTTAATGTTAAAAGCAGGAGCCTCGTCTTTCATTGGTACCATTGTTATATTTATTCCAAGAGGTATTGTATTGGGTTGCGATGAATTCAAAACCATTACGACGATATTTTCTTCACCAAAATCATCACCTTCATCTGACACTAATTTGCCTAATAACATGATTTCTGTATTTAAAATGAAATAATAACTGTCTATATTATAAACAATAAAAGCAATATTTTGATTATTATTATTGTTTTGTAAATATTGATTATTATAAAGAAAAAAATTACCTATTTGAATATTTTGAACACTTTCTTGATATTCATCAACTAAATTTGTTAATATTTGAGTTCCACTTATTCCATAATTAGATAATTCGCTGTTAAAAGCATTTAATAATGCTACTCCATCAGGTTGATTAAAATAAAACTTAAGAATTGTTATAATAGTTTCAAAATTAGAGTATACACATAAACTATTTATAAGTTCACCACTTATCGCAGTAAATTGGTCCCATTCAACTTTCAATTTTTCTTGTATAATATTTTCTCCTAAAAACCCTCTTTCCGAACTGATTATATTTATATTTTTAGTTAAACCATTTAGCATATCAAAATTATCAATTAAACTTTGGATAAATATATTGAACGAATAACTAAAATTTTCTAAATTGTCCAACATATATTGCAGTTTTTGTTGTTGATTTTGATTATACAAAATATTTGTTATGAAATTCATTAAAGATTGATTACTTGTAAAATTGGGTATTATTAATCCATCACCTCCTTTCATTTTTTTATAACTTCCTCCTCTTACTTGGGTTTTTTCATTCATAAGTTGTAAATCTAATATTGACCATCTTATTAATCCTATAGAAAACATAGATGCTAATTGTTCACCACTACTTCTCCCATAATAATTATTTAATCCTGCATTTAAAGAATCTACTAACGGCTGTATAATATCATTTACCATATGATTATACAACCATTGTTTATTTTTCAATAACCAATTAATATTACCTACATGTGAAGGACATTTTACAATATAACTGGAACCTCTGTTTTTGTCCATAATTCTTTTACAAAATTCTGTAACAACAGTTGTATTTGCTTCAAAACCATCTTCTTTAAAACTTATAAATATAGAACTTATATTATTTCCAATTCTAGTTGTTTGAATATTGCTCTTAATCATATTACATCTTTGACAAGCCCATTTATAAGAATTTAATGATTGGAAATAACTCACAGCAACTCTTTTAATACTGTCAGGAGTTTTCTTGTCTTTTAAAATTTTAGGTGTTAAACCTAATAAAAATGTTAATAATCCAATTTCTAATACATGTTCGCAAGAAATTAAACAGCCACCTGTTTCATGTGTAAATTCAAGATTACAAAAACTACACACAGAAACTCCATTTTGGTCACTATCCGGACCTATTACCATTGAACACTGATTTTCAGTACTAGCAAAACCTGCGGCTACACTTTCTAATTTAGATCTCCATTTTGAAGTAGAAATGTTGGTAAAACCTAGTAAATCCATTTGACCTAGAATAGATTTTGACATTTCATACCATTTTTCTTCATAATTTTCCATAACGTCATTTCTGAATATATTAAACTGAGATGCCTGTTTGTTTACACTAGGGCTATTCATATTTATTTTAGGGTCATTATTGAAATATCTTTTATAATAAGCAGCACCTAAACTTCTATAGAAAAAAAGAAATGCTTCGTTTTCATCTCCTGCACTGTCAATATAAGTATTGAACTTATCTAAATAAGTAGAACCTTGTATATTATTTAAAAATGATGTAACTTCTCTATAATATTCTGGAAAAACCATGTTTTGAAATGCAAAAGAACTATCATTTGGATTAATATTACTCATGTAATTTTTTTTATATTACTATAATTATGTAAAGATATTATTATTATTATTATTATTTCTTCAACAAAAATTTGATAATATTAGCTATAGATGTTTTTGTTATTTTTCTTGATTGGCCTTTTCCATTGGTGTTTGTGACATCAGCTAAACATTTTTCGTTTTCTTCTAAACATTTTATTAATTTTGCAATGCTGTTGTATTTTTTAATGATCGAAATAGCAGTCGCTGTACTGACACCAGGTATTTGACACAGCATGATTTCGTCTATGTTTTCAGTAGTAATATTTTCTTTTTTCACCTTTTTTACCATGTTTATGTAGTCTTTGCCCGAATTTTCGTTGTTTTCTTCTACATTTGTTTCGTTTTCAGTTTCGGGATCTACTTTGACATCACAATCACTTATTTCTTCGGGTCTACTAATTGGATTAGTGATTTTGTTTGAGTAAAACGCTTTTCTATTTGTAGTCTCTCCTTTCATTAATTTTGATGTACAGTTACAAATAAAAAGCGCGGTTTCATCTATACTGAATGTTCTAATAGCTGAAAAGCCTTTGTAGTAGTTCAGAGAGAAAATGGCCGAATACAGTGTAAGTTTTTCGAATTTTGTATCTCGAAACATGTTGATTTTATTAACATCACCTTCTATTATATACATAATATTGTGATTATGAATAGGTAATCCGTTGAGGCGAAATGACTGTTCTTCGTATCTGCCGTCTTTGATGCTTGATAATAAATCAGGGATTGATTTTCTCTCCATAATCAATATATCTTCATTGTTATGACTAATGATTACATCACCAATTGGTAAACTTTCAACTATTACTTTTAAATTCCTAAATGCCGGAATAGATGAAATGTAAAATGCTAGTTTATTCTGCAAATCTTTTTCACGCGAATCAACTTTGATAAACATATTCATGTTTGATTGGTAATAAAATAATTTATTAATTTGTTATTAAATTATTTTAAAGCTAAATAGTATTTTGTAAAAATACACGACGGAAAACGCAAGACATAAAAATACAATAGACAATACAAATACTGATAAAAATGAGATTAACCCATGTTTCCACCAATTGTTGCCTTGTAACCATACTTTTGTGTTTGGATTGTGTAATTTGGAATACAAATTAATGGAAGAGATTGTGGAGCTCCTCTTAAAGAAGGATTATTTTGCATGAACCAACCTATGCGAGGAGCAATACCAGCTTTTTTCATACCACCACATACGTTCGTTCTATTAACAATTGACGCCTGATTACGGGCGGATTTACCGGCGGACATTAACACCATTTTTATATACAATACAATTATATTTTAATTTTATTCTTCTAAATATTTAAAAATAAATCCACCTGCAGTTTTTCTTTTATTTTTAAGAACCCCAGAAATATTACTTTTACCGATATTTAATATTTTACTAGCACAAACAATTGAACTAAATTTATTAATCTCATTCATTTCTAAATCATATTGAATAATTTTTCTAGTAAAATTATTTCCTAAACCTGTTTTGAATTTGTGAATTTGATTTTCTATATTAGTAACCCATTCCAAATTATCCACTCTGTTATTCAATTTATTACCATCTATGTGATTTACTTGTTCTTTATTATCAGGATTTTCTAAAAATGCAAATGCAATTAACCGATGTACCGCATAGGTTTTATTGTAAATATAAACTCTTATATATCCATTTTCATTCACTTTATAATTTTCCCTTATTATCCCTTGACTATTTTTAAATCTTCCTAAATTTGAAACATAATATTTTTTATTTCCATAAATAGCAGTATCAATATCGTTTATAATAACTTCTCTCCATACTTCATTTTCTAAATCCTCATATTTATTTTCATATTCCCATTTAAAACCATAAGCACTTTTTGATAATCCATTAATACAATTACCTATTGAGTTTCTACCGTTGTGAATTGTACTGGTTAAATTATTATTACACACCCATGTTCCAGCCAATTCTACAGAACCATATTTTTCTAAAATATCATTTGTATCTTTATCAATTCGTAAAATAGATTTGTGTTTATTACTTTTGTAAATAAGACCTATGGACTTGTGTAGACAATTTTCCTTTCTTGTCATCCATTCTAAATTTTCTAGTTTATTATTCAATTTATCTTTATCTTTATGATTGACTTCACTTTTATTTTCTGGATTTAGTATAAAAGCAACTGCAACAAGTCGGTGAACTTTACAATTTTTCCTACAATTACTATTTGTTAAAGACACATGGTAATAGCCTGCTTTTATAGTAGACGATAATATCCGTCCACTAGTCGTATTTTTAACTCTTCCTAAGTTACTAACTTTATATATTGGAAATTCCTCGATAGTTTTCCATATTTCATTTTCTGTGTGTGTCATATAGTATTAGTATATATAATATACCATCACTATCTTTAAGCCCTTTTCAAACGCACGCCCTCCAAAACCCAACCCAGAAACAGTATATAAAACCTACTTAAAGCCATCTAGACAACTATATACAACACCATGACTGACGCAAAAATTGCACACGACGACGACATTATTAGAACCGACGAAGGTTTGATATTTAATCCATTTAATCCATTAAATAATAAGATTACATTAGATGAAGTCCAATGTATTCTTTCTAAATATGGAATACCGCCTACCATAAACAATATGGCGCTTTATGAACGCGCTTTTGTTCACCGCTCTTACACAAAACGCCCAAATTTTGAAAATATTGCACAAAATATCACCATTGTAGAGCGACCACAGGATTGTATGCCGCTCAGTAGTAAATCCAATGAACGTCTTGAGTTTTTAGGCGACGGAATTCTGGAGTTGGTTACAAAATATTACTTGTATCGTCGTTTCCCAAAAGAAAATGAGGGTTTCATGACAGAAAAGAAGATTGCGATTGTCAAAAATGAAGCAATTGGTAAAATTGCACTTGAAATGGGTTTGCATAAATGGTTGATTATTTCGAAACATGCAGAGGAAAAAAAAATACGCACTAATTTGAAAAAACTGGGATGTCTCTTTGAATCGTTTTTAGGAGCTCTGTTTTTGGATTTTAATAAAATCAAGGTTACTGACAAAGACGGCTGGTTTCAGTCGATGTTTGTAACGGGTCCAGGGTTTCAAATGGCACAAAAATTTGTAGAAAATATTTTCGAAAAACACATTGACTGGGTCGCACTTATTACGAACGACGACAACTATAAAAATATTCTACAAGTAAAAATCCAAAAAGAGTTCAAAGTAACTCCACATTATTTGGAAATAGAACATGATATGGAATTAGGATACAAAATGGGTGTATATTTGTGTCTTGGACAACCTATTCACAATGTATCTCACGCAGATGCAGTACATATTTCTTATTTTAAAACATTCAAAACAATTCATGATTATGTTGCTGAAAATGGCAAGGTTTTGTTGTTTATGGGGGAAGGCCAACACAAAATCAAACGAAAAGCCGAACAAGTTGCATGCAATGAAGCAATTCAATATATAGAAGAAAACAACGGAGCTCTTGATACAAACGAAAAACAAGATGCAAATGAATAATAAAGGTACAAATATAAAAATATTCTATTTGAATTATATAAGCACACATAAATGAATCCTTTAGAAAAATTAAAACAAAAACTGATGGCAAAACCTACACTTCAAGAATTGCAACCCGTTAAAGTTGTAATTCGAGTTGAAACAGAACAACCAACAAAACCGTCAAAAGAAGCAGATTTTGAAGAAGGAGAAGTTGCAGAAATACCTGAAACAAAACCTGGAATAGAAATCATAGATGAAACGAACAAGGAATACGACCGATCCGACTTTTTAAAAAGAATGGCTGAGAATAAAAAATCAAAAGTTGTGATGAAACCAATTGTCGAGGCAATTGAAATGAAACAAATAGTTGAACCTATACCAACTCCTGTAGCAAAACCCCAGATTAAAAAAGTAAAAAAAATAGTAAATAAACCACTTATTATTGAAGATGACGAAGAAAACCCAGAAAATCCAGAAAAAACACTGCAAATCGATGTGGAAGAATTGGGTGCACCAGCAACTGAAAAAAAGGAACCAGAAAAGGAGCCAGAAAAGGAACCAGAAATGCAGCCACCAGAGAAACAACGCAAAGGCCGCATAACCAAAAAGGTCGAAAAAGGAATTGCCATTTTGGGTCCTGAAAATGTCGTTGAAATTGGCACTACATCTTTATCGGAACGTCTTGCCAAAAAAGAGCCGCCAGTTGTAATTAAAGTTTCGAGTTACTATATGAATAATAGAGAAATTTTCATTAATTTTATTAACTCTCTTTTTGAACCCTACAAAAAAGAACTAGCTGCAAATACTAAAAATATATCGTGTGACACTATTGGAAGGGACGTGGATGATGGCAGTGGGTTTTCACTTTTGACGCATCAAAAGATTGTCAGGGATTATATGAACTTGTTCACGCCGTATCGTGGGATACTGTTATACCACGGATTAGGTACGGGAAAAACCTGTAGTAGTATCGCAATTGCTGAGGGCATGAAGGACACAAAAAAAATCATAATTATGTTGCCCGCTTCTCTACGAACCAATTATATGGAAGAATTGAAACACTGCGGCGACTCTTTGTATAAAAAAAATCAATTTTGGGAGTTCATATCAACTGATACGAACCCAGAAGCACTTACAACTTTGTCAGCCATTTTAAACTTGCCACAAGAATTTATTAGAAAACGCAAAGGAGCGTGGTTTGTCAATGTGAAAAAACCATCCAATTATGATGAACTAACAAGCATTGAAAAACGATCACTTGACGAACAACTAAACGAAATGATAAGTGCTAAATACGTTTTTATCAATTATAATGGGTTGCGAACAAAACGATTGTCGGAACTCACATCAGGGTTTACCAAAAATTTATTTGATAATTCAGTTATTATTGTTGACGAAGCACATAACTTGATAAGTCGCATTGTAAATAAAATTAAAAAGGAAAAAGTCGTACCAGAAAATGAAAAAGGAGAGAAAGAATATTCACCAAAATTCCTTTCGACCAAACTATACGAATATTTAATGAGTGCAAAAAATGCCCGTATAGTCATGTTGACGGGTACACCCATTATTAATTATCCAAATGAATTTGGAATACTTTTTAATATTTTGAGGGGTTATATCAAAACCTGGAATATACCCTTGAATGTAAAAACTACGAAAAAAATTGATCGAGTTTCACTTCAAGAAATGTTGCTCGGAGAGAAAACACTGGACTATTTGGACTATTCACCATCGAGTAAAGTACTAACCATTACTCGTAATCCGTATGGTTTTAAAAATAAAATAAAAGAAAATAGTGGTTATAAGGGTGTTGCCAATACAAAACGAGATGATAATGGAAACAATATTTTTGACAATGAATTTTTGAGCGATGATGATTTTGAACGACGTATACTGAGTATTCTAAAAAGAAATGAAATTGAAGTATTGTCAAATGGCATTAAAATTCGCAACATGAAAGCTCTTCCTGACGACTTCAATATTTTTGAAAATCAATACATTGATAGTGTAACAAAAAAAATAAAAAATTCTGATGCACTTAAACGCCGAATAATTGGATTATCCTCTTATTTTAGAAGCGCGCAAGAAGATCTTTTACCTAAATTCAATAAAACTCTTGGTGTCGACTATCACGTAGTTAGAATTCCAATGAGCGATTTTCAATTCAAAATTTACGAGTCGGCGCGAAAGGATGAGAGAAAATTAGAAAAACAATCAAAGAAACCGCAGAATTTGGATGAACTATACAAAGAAGCTACATCAACATATCGTATTTTTTCAAGATTGTATTGTAATTTTGTTATGAACAATCGACCTCTCCCGATGAAGAAGAATAAAACACAAGAACCCACAGAACCAGGTGCAGCCCCTGAAACAGATATCACCAATCTCTTGAAAGACGCTCGTAAGGAAGAAGTCAATGTAGACATTAATGATGAAAATGAAGGCGAAGAAGAAGGAGATCAAATATTGGACAAATTGGGCGGTGTTTCCTACAAAGAAAGGATTGAAGCGGCCATTAAAAATATGTGGGAAAACTCCAATGATTATTTCACACCAGAAGCACTAGCACGTTTTAGTCCAAAATTTCTACATGTACTTGATAATATTAAAGATCCCGAATATTTGGGTTTACATTTGGTTTACAGTCAGTTTAGAACACTAGAAGGAATTGGATTATTCAGTTTAGTCCTCGAAAAAAATGGATTTGCCAGATTTAAAATCAAAAAAAATGCTTCTGATGTTTGGGAAATCAATATTCCTGAAGCTGATTTAGGAAAACCTACTTTTGCCTTATATACGGGTACAGAAACTACAGAAGAGAAAGAGATTATCAGACGTATCTACAATGGTGAATGGGATTATATTCCTACAAATTTGTCCACCGATTTGAAGAAAATTGCACACAACAACAATATGGGTGAAATTATCAAAGTACTTATGATCACATCATCTGGGTCGGAAGGTATTAATTTGAGAAACACTCGTTATGTACATATTATGGAGCCTTACTGGCACCCTGTCAGAACGGAACAAGTCATCGGAAGAGCACGTCGTATATGCAGTCATAAAAATCTGCCAAAACCACTGCAAACCGTTGAAGTATTTGTCTATTTAATGGTATTATCACCAGAGCAATTAAAATCTGATGATGCAATTGAGTTGAAAAGAAAAGATTTATCCAAAGGCGAACCAAAAGTCCCTGTAACAAGCGACCAACTACTGTTTGAAATTTCTGAGATAAAAGCAAATTTAAGTATGCAGTTGACTGATGCAATCAAGGAGACATCGTTTGATTGTTATATTTATTCAAATGGAAAATGTATGAATTTTGGGGATCCGAATAGTAGTAAATTTTCTTATGTTCCTGATTATGCGAACCAACAAAATGATGTCGGCGTTAGAGCAAACAAGAAAAAAATAGAATGGGAAGGAAAACCAGTCACATTGAATGGCATAAAATATGTATATAGAAGAATGAGCCCTAAGTTGCTGAATATTTATGATGAAAAAAGTTATTTGCAAGCGCTGGAAAATTCAGAAATAAATCCCCTACAAATTGGTACATTAGAAATAAACGATAAAGGTGAACAAATTTTTAAACAATTAGTAACATAATAGCTTGAACCAATTCCTTTTCATTTTCATTTAAATTGTTATAAATTACATTCATATTGCAACATTTATTTAAAGTATCTTTGTGTAAGTCGACTATTTTTGATTGTGTATTTTTAATTATTTTGTAACTTAATTCATTAAGTTTTTCTTTTTTAACGCTGACAATACAAGCTGTTTTTAACAATGAATTTCTAAATCGCGAAAACGATTTTTCTGCATTAATATATTTATTTTGTAAAAGCAAATATATTATCGTCAATAAGATTAAATAGTTCATACTTAATATAAATATTTTTTTATATGGTATATTTTATTTTTGTCTTTTTCTTAATCATTTTTATTTTTTTCATATATTCATTTTTTCAAGTATGATATTTATTTTATTATGCAAAGAAGCTAATTCATTTTTTAATTCATCAATTTGAGGTTGATAATTTGTAGGTTCTATTTTTTTTAATTTTTTAAACAAATTTTCAGTTTCTTCGCTGCTGATACTATAGTCTTTAACAGGATCATAAAATTGGTTTTCATTTGACCATGTAATGTGTTTATCATTTTCATTTGTGTTGGTTTGAAAGTCTAATTTTAATTTTTCATTTTTAATTGAAGTTTCTTGTGACGTCAACCAGTTTACATTGTTGGAACTGTTCGTACTCACCTGGCTCACCATATTGTTAGTATCATTAGTATTGTTTGCAACATTATAACTTTTACTTATCATTTCAATGTCATAATTTCGCTGCTCCTGAATTTTTTTGATCTCTAGTTCAATTTCACTTATTGGTTGATCCATATTATCATTAAAATTTGGCGTAGGTGGAACCGGAAGTGCCATAGAGTTGGTGAATTCTTCTTGTTTTTTATTGAGTTCTTTTTCAAACTTTGACATTCTTTCATTGTGTATATCTTCATACGTTATTTGCTGTTGTACTGTGTCACTGTCATCATGAATTTTTATTTTCTTGAAATTAGGTGGAATAGATGTGTGAGACTGGCTCGCTTGACTTGGTTGACTTATTTGACTTACGTCACCAGACTGAACTGGTTGCGTTTGTAATTTTATTACATAATTTATTAGCAACAATATATATTTTTTATTCAAATCAACTAACGACTTGCAACTTGGTTTCTCTCTTGAGTAAAATGCTTTTAAATTATTTTCAAAAATGGAAACTAATTCGTTTACTTTATTCTGCGATGTACAAATTTTTTTAATCATTGGCTCATCTATTAAAACATCCCATATTAATTGGATATTTTCTCTCTCTAAAAACATTTCAATCGACATTTTAAAGGTTAATTTATAATAATTTAGACTATTACTTTAATTTATTATAAATATTTTATATTTATACCAGCAAAGGTATAAAATGGGACGCTCCTGTGGAGCGTCGTTTGAAGTCGTCACTGGTAACTTAGTTGAATTCTTCAACGGTGTAACTCTACTACAACTTTTCATTAAAATAGATTTTCCTGAATTTTGCCATATAATTGTCTTTTAATACATGGGTTTTTAAATAATGTTCTGTAAATTTATCTTCTAACATGTGTACTATGAAAAATATACTATATATTCCACATTCTGTAGTTCCGTATTGATGTTCCACTGGATGATTTTCATCATAAACAAAATTTATTTTGCGTTTCAACTGTTTGCCTTGTTCAGTTACTTTTTCTACAAACTTAATAATTTCAGGTGGTGCTGTGCGGCCTACACTATCAAAGAAAAAAATCTTCCCCTTTTTAATATTTATAAACATGGAAATCCAATGTTCACCTGGTTTATTGTGTGGATCAGTATTGAATATAATTCCTATTTTTGTTTTATTGTTTTTTATTTGCTCTTCTAAATTGAAATTACATAGTTCTTCCCATACACATTCACCGTATATTTTTTTTGTATCAAAATCAATTGGAGAAGGTCCTATAAAGTCAAAACATTTGTATGCTTTTTCATATTGTTTCATTACTTTGATAATGTCTAAACTTGACAACCATTCATTCGGATTTTTTTTCCATTCAGCAGGTGATTCGGGCGCAAACTCTTCTTTTAAATTTTCATCGAGTTGTCCAAACTCGTGGTTTTGTTTCAACCAACATGACTCTTTATTGCATACATTACTTAGATAGTTGGCTAAAATTTTATGTATTTCTTTTGCGTCATTTGTGATTATTTTTTCGTAAGGATGGCGCAAATTCCATTTATCCCTCAATTTAAAAAGCGACGTCTCGGTATAACAAGTATAGTCGTTCATTTCGTTTTTATCCTTTGGACTACAATTTATCTTGCTTAGTTTTATGTCATGTGGTTTTAACTGGTGATTATGATTGTGACTGTGACTGTTATTGTGACTGCGATATTTTCTAGTAAAATTATGACTTCTATATTTTTTTTTACTTTTTTTATGAATCCTATTTCTTTTGTATATTTTTTTTGTCTTTATTTTCATTTTGTATGTTGGTCTCATCATATTTTATAGTGATATTTTCTTTTTTTATAATTCCTTTATTTCTTAATGTTGGTTCTTCTAAGTTAATATCTTTTATTTTTGGTAATATCATTTCATCGGGTTTTTTAAATGATTTGATAGTGACAAAATTTTCTAAACCGTTTTTAATTTTTATTGAACGCATAAAAAGCTTATTATCATTCTCACTGTTATAACCGTTCGAGTTAGTTGTGTCGGTACACTTCTCATTATCATTATCATGATCATCATCATCATCAAAATTTTTGAAATCTTCCTGTATTATATCATTTCTATCAATAGTTTTAAAATAATGAATACACGTTTTAACAAAATTATCGAAACTATTTTTAATATCAGGGTTAATTTCATTATAACTTGTATCTTTTTTTAATAAGAGTTCACGTGTTAAATTTAATACTCTCTTTCTATAAAATTTTTTTTCTTTTTTGTTTACACTATGTATCAAATTACTTTTTTGCATTTTAAGATATACTTCTTTGTTTATTAAACAATCCACTGTTATTTGATGTACTAAATCTTCATACATTTTGTAATAATAATTGTAGTTATTATAAAATATGATTTATTTTTTCATATGTTTACGCTTTTTAGTGCGTCTTTTCTTGTTGTTTCTTTTTTGTGACTTTGAACGTTTTTGTGTTTTTCGCCTACGTCTTCCACCTGACGTATTTATTCTATTTGTATCATAATCATCGTCAGAATTGTCTTCTTCTAGTTCTCTCCGTAGTTGTTCAAGTTGTTCATCTATATCTGTTACAACTGGTGAAAAATTGTAACTATCCTCTCGTACATGATAATCATCATAACATTCTTGTCCGCCTGCGCGATGTAGTAATTCTACTAAAGTAGCATAATCATTATTAGAAATTGTATCGCCATTTCTACTTCCATACATACGAACAAATTCTAACCATTTAAATGGACACCAATGATATGTATCATCACGTTGATTTGCATTTCCACCTCTATCTAATATTCTTCTAACTTCTCCGGTATTTCTTTCAAGTATAGCATTTATTAGTGGTGTGTAATTACGTCGTACAGCATCTGCTATTCTTTCTTCTTGTGTCTCGCGAACATTAGCACCACCATAAGAACCTTTTCGTGGAAACAACGATGATTTTCTAGTTTTTTTATGTCTATTATACATATTATATATACATATATAAATATATAATAAATATTTTATGCTAAATCTTTTACTTGTGCTCGCGTTGGATTAGAAAACATATAAGTTCCTACTATATTTGGGTCAGGATTTGGATCAAAACTACAAAATGTCTCTTTTTCAAATAACAAACTATGTGGTTGGTTTTGATATTTATTTGGATTAAACGAATAATTATATAAATCACTGTTACTGCTTGGTACGTAAACCGCCTGACTGCATTTTTGTAATGCAAATACTTGGTTTCTTAATACTGACTCGGTGTTTATGTTGGAAGAAAAGCCCGACCATGGTGATTGCGTATTTCCTGGATTGAATACTGTATGTGGATTAAAAGTTGGATATTGTTTCATTCTTACACCAACCTCTCTTCTTGGATCAACTATTGGTAAGTAAGAATACTTTGTCATTACTGGTCGAACATCAACATATTGTTGTAACATTTGTGAAGGTATATTTCTATCATATATTCTTCGATTTGTTACATTCTGAATATCTGATACACATTCTTGCTTCATATTGTTCATTTTAATATATAGTATGAATATAATTTTATTAATTTATTTGTAAAATATATAAAGATATACAGTGAATTAAAATAGTATTATACTAAATGTGTGGCATATTTTGTCTTTTAAATAGTGATAAACAACAAGAACAATTTTACAAAGAACAGTTTAATAAAGGAGTTAATAGAGGTCCAGAAAACTCTAAATTCTTGGCATTTCACAATATGTTTTTGGGTTTTCACCGACTAGCCATAAATGGACTAAACGCTATTTCAAGTCAACCTTTTAATATTAAAAATATTGTATTAATATGCAATGGCGAAATATACAACTATAAATATTTGTATGAGTTAATGAATGTTACACCAGAAACAAATTCAGATTGCGAAGTAATCATTCATTTATATTTAAAATATGGTATTGAACAAACATTACAAATGTTGGATGGGGTTTATTCTTTTGTTTTGTATGACTTACGATTGGAACAAAACTTAGACAACTATATTTATTTTGCAAGAGACCCATATGGTGTAAGACCGTTGTATTTATTAAAAAATAAATATGCAACACCTAATTCAAATATCATTGCATGTGCGTCAGAGTTAAAATGTTTGAATGAATTTTTAAACAGTGATAAATTAATTAACTCTGAAGAAAGTGATAATATATATGAAATTACACAGTTTCAGCCGGGTACATATTCTACATACAAATTATCAAGTCTAGCTTGTTCTAAATGGTTTGTTGTTAAAGAAAACAAATCCTATTTTACACCTTCTTTTCCTTATGTTTGCAATTATTATAACTCGTACATGGTTTCGACAATAGAAGATGAAAAATATGAAACAAACATTATTAGATATTTATGTGATGCAGTGAAAAAACGTTGTTTGAATACCGAACGTCCTATTGCATGTTTATTATCAGGTGGTTTAGATAGTAGTTTAATAGCAGCACTTGTTAATAATTTTTATAAAATGGAATTCGGTTTGGATAAGACAATCGAAACATATAGTATTGGATTAAGGGGGTCAGAAGATCTTAAATATGCGAAAATTGTGGCAGACTACATTGGAAGTAAACATACTGAAATTGTATTGACGGAAAAAGAAATGTTTGAAGCTATTCCAGATGTGATTTATGCAATAGAAAGCTATGACACGACAAGCGTGCGCGCAAGTATCGGAAATTATTTACTCGGCAAATACATATCTAAAAATAGTAATGCAAAGGTTATTTTTAACGGCGATGGATCAGATGAACTATGCGGGGGATATTTATATATGAAAAACTGTCCAGATTGTATTGAATTCGACTGCGAAAGTCGCAGATTATTAAAAGATATTCATTTGTTTGATGTACTGAGGTCGGATAAATGCATATCTTCACATGGATTAGAACCTAGAACACCATTTTTAGATAAAACATTTGTAAATTACTACTTGTCTATTCCTCAAAAACTACGATTTGATAGTAATAAAATTATGGAAAAGTACTTGTTGAGAAATAGTTTTACAGTTGAGAACTTTCAAGATGTTTTTGGAAATCAGATATTACCAGCAGAAATATTATGGCGTCGCAAAGAAGCTTTTAGTGACGGGGTAAGCAGTAAAGGACGTTCACTTTATGTGATTTTACAAGAATTTATTTCGACCATACTAAAATTGGAAAATTATTATGACGAAGATATTATTAACAAATACCCGATAAGTATTGAAACTGAAAAAATGTATTACAGAAATATTTTTAAATGTCATTTTTCAAAATGCGAAAAAATAGTGCCATATTATTGGATGCCACGATATACAAGTGCGACCGATCCAAGTGCTAGAACATTGGAACTTTATAACAGGTCTGAACTTAAAGCCGAATATTTAGATGAAAATACAAATCATGCAAACCAAGAAAAATAAAAATATAGCATTATGTATATGTTATTTTCAAAAAAATTTATATATGGATATCAAGAAGTAGTTTTTGATGGAATTATTAGTCTGACGTATGTACTTGTTTTTCTATACTTATTTGGAATATCAAATTTTGCAAAAGAAAAATTAGATATGATTGATAAATATATACGAATTTACATTTGTGTATTTTTAATATTTAGGTTTAATCCTTTTAGAACAAAATACGAATTTACAAGCTTGGACCGTAAAATAGCTTTTAGCGCCGGACTGTTTATATTTACTACTTCTATTTTGGGATTTGTGTTTTTTTAGATGATTTATTTTTCGCTTTATTATTGTAATACTTTTTTAACGTTTTGGTTTTACTACTGCTGTGGCTGTTGTGGCTGCTGTGGCTGTTGTTGGTTTTTCCAAAAAAATCATGCAAATGAAGCAATATGCGTTTGCTTAAAATCGTGTCTATTTTATAGTCTTCTTTATCCTTTTTGATTTCTTGAAAATTATATAATTTTATATTTTTTCCCATAAAATTTATAAAATGTTCTCTCTCCGCTTCTGAAACCAATTGTTTACCTATGTTGCTTTCTAAGAACCTATCGTAGAGGTCATTGAATAGCAAATCATGTATGTAAGGCTTGATATTAATGTAATACACACTTTCGTGCATCATTTCAGGATAAAAGGTGTCATCCAAATAGCATATTTCCGCATTTTTTGGAAGCATAGTGCATCGAATAAAGTCATCATATGTTTTATTACTTGTTGTTCTACAAACTTCAATTCTTTTTCCGTTGACTTTGAATGCAGAAATGATTTTATCAAACAACTTATAATTCATTTTAGTTTCGAAATAGGAAACAATATAGTTTGTCCAATTTTGATGCCCTTGATTATTTGTGTATATCATTAGTTTCTGACAATATTGTGATTGTTTTTTATTTTTTAAATAGTCTAGAATATTGATTATATTTGGTCTTAAAAATTCTGGATACAAGTCTAAAATATTGATAAAATCTGATTGTTGCAACTGCTCATATTGTTCTGTATTGTTTTTGGATAAATACAAGTTTAAACAATCCCAAAATATTCCATATTGAACAAAATATCCTAGTGTTTCGTCTAAATCAAAGACAACAATTTTCATGAGGATACAATAACATTATTTTATAACTTTTAACAAAATTTTGATTTTATGGTTGATGTAATTATATTTTAATATTTGTATAGTTTAGGTAAACTAAAAACTTAACAATGGAATTGCATAATGAAGACTATATAGACATACTAAATTACTATAAAATACCACTACCAAAATCAAAAAGGCTGATTCAATTAGAAGCAGAAAAAATACTATCTTCAAAATTATGCAAGTGTATCAAGAAAGTAACATCGGTTTCAAATCCTGAAAACGAGGCAAGAGCCATTGGAATTTGCACCAAAACAATTTTTAATAGAAAAGGATATACGCGTGGTAAATTTAAATGCAAAGGCAAACGTTATGTTAAATTAAACAAGACAAAAAAGTCGCGGCGTTGAAGAATTAAATTATGTTCATCAAATTAATTTGCTCATAATATATATGTCTAATAAACATAAATATTATGATGTTATTATTGTTGGGTCGGGAATGTCAGGATTGTATTCCGCCTATAAAATAAAAAAAACTTCACGTGACACCTCTTTTTTGGTGCTGGAGAAGTATAAAAAACAGTGGGTTGGTGGTAGAACCAGCAATTATGATTTTTACGGTGTTCCTGTTGTTACAGGCGCTGGAATTGGCAGAAATGATAAAGATACGCTTTTAATTAAATTATTAAAAGAATTGAAAGTTCCATATAAAAAAATTATCTCTCGAATGGATTATTCTAAACTATTGCATAATCAATCCGAGTTTGATGTAGTAAAAGTAATACACCATTTAAAACGTGAATACAATAAAAATCCGTCAAAGTACAAGCATATCACATTCAAAGAATTTGGTACATTGATTTTAGGAGATGTCAATTACAAGTTGTTTACTATTTATGCTGGTTATACTGATTACGAAAATGCTGATGTATACGAGACATTATACGACTATGGTATGGATGATAATAAAGGAGGATGGACTAAATTGTTAATTCCTTGGAAAGAATTGGTAGAAAAACTGTGTGAATACATTGGCAACAACCATATTAAATATTCAAACAATGTCACAGCCGTTACAAAAATTAGTGATGAACATGGCGACCATGAGAGAAGACACGAACATTGTTTGTTTGAAGTTTCTACAGAGGAAGGTAACGTATATTATTGTAATAGAGTAATTGTAGCTACGACAATAACGGGAATTATGAAATTAGTTCCAGGTGCGTCAAATCCAAAAAGTGTGTATCAACAAATTCACGGCCAACCATTTTTGAGACTGTATGCGAAATTCGATGCAAAATCATCGGCATTGTTGCGACAATACATTCAAAACTATACAATTGTTCCTGGTCCATTACAAAAAATAATACCTATGAATGCTGAAAAGGGTGTTTATATGATTGCGTATAGTGATAATGAAAATGCGTTAGTGTTGAAAAATCATTTAAAAAATACTTTCGAAAATAGAAAATTATATGAAAAACTGATTGAAGAAAGTCTTGGAATGCATATGGGATCTTTAAAAATTATAGCAATTAAAGATTTTTATTGGCCTGTTGGTACACACTATTATGGACCTTTACGTGGATTTAAAAGTCGCGAAGAGTTTGTCGAAAAAGTTCAACATCCTATGGATGGAATGCTGGTCGTTGGTGAAGCCGTAAGTACGTATCAAGGATGGGTCGAAGGTGCGTTAGAAAGCGTCGAGGCCACTGTGAGTAAGAAATGGATTAAAACTTCAACACCACTTTTCAAAAAAGTGGTACAAAAGGGTTTGGCTCAACCTTTCCTAAAGGTTGATGAAAGTTAGAAAAACATATAATACGCGTGATAACCTATGGCTGCAAAAGCAAGCATAAATATAAATTCATAACAATATCTAGGAGTATTCTGTTTTTCATACCCAGTATAAATAAGCAGTGGTGCTACGATTAGCACATGAAACAAATTAACCCACGCATTTTTACCTTTGACTATTTTTGAAACCCCTTTGTATCCATGATACAACAATATGAGTATACCAGTTGCTAAAATTACGTTATACATGAATGTTGGCATATCTTTTTGTTTTATACCAATGTACAAAAATAATCCTCCGACGATTATAATGTGAAATAAGTGGACGATAGTAGAATTCATTTTTTATAATATATGTATATAATATATTATAAGAATGGACAAATTTAGTTATGAAAATACGGAAGTCACCCAAAAAGGTGGCAAAAAAATTGTGCGTAAAGTAAGTATCAAAAATGGCAGGGCGACGAAAACAGTCACTAAATATCATCGTGGGAAACATGTTGGAACAGCAAAAAAACACATTCACAAGAACCACGTTGAAATGATTTTTTCAGGGAAATTCGTTAAAGGCTTGTTTAGTGATTGTAAATGCGGAAAAACTAGAAGTCGTAGAAAATCAACCTTTAAGAAAGGTTGAGCCAAATCGTCAACCTTTGGGAAAGGTTGAAGTTTTGGATTCACTTTTTCGAAAGGTGGAAATTATAGAATTGTCTCTATCTTATCATAAATCCAACCATTTATTTTATCATAAGGATAATATAACCATTTATATGGCTCAATAGAAGAATTAAATGAAACATTTATTTGCGATTTATATATATCATCTTTAAACAAATCAACTCTATAAATATCTTCATTATTTATACTTTGAATAATTATTGCTATAAATTCATAATTATCTCGTATATCTTTATCTTGTACAATACATTTACTCAATTCTAAAGTATAATTATGTGTGGTTTGTTCTTTATCTTCGCCATAATTATTTTTTAAATTTTTAAAATCAATACCAGACATTAGTTCATATTCTTTAAATGATTTATCAATACCTAAACCGTAAGGTTCTTCTCCACCTTTTAAAACTGATGTACCTTCACCATTTATAAATTTTGTCAATAAATCATTAAAATGTTCTTTTGATGCTTTATCTATTTTGTACCACTCACTATCGTCATCCCAATGTTTAACTCTTCCTTTACGTGTATATTCATGCCATGCAATTAAACAATTAGGATGAAACATTGAATATCCAAATGTATATGCTCTTATAGCTATATTTATCTCTTCACCTATAAAATATAAGTTTGGGTCATGTTGTACTTCAAGTGCAAATATTCCTAATGTAAAACAAAAATGAGCAGAGTAAAATTTTGCTGGTAGTGGTTCATTTGTATTTTTTTCACTTTCTGAAAATGAGGAAGGTAAAAATAAAACTATTTTATTTTCTGAAAATTTATCAAAATTCATTTTCCATGGAACCATTACTCTCTCATCCGGATCGTTTTCAGGGTTAAAAGATGGAACGTAACTTGTTAAAAGTGGTTTTTCATATCCTTTTTCTTGTAAATTTTGTATCATATTAATAGAAATTGTATCCCAATTTTTAACAAAACGATGATGTGAGTCTAGTTGCAATGTATATTTTTCATTATTATACAATTGTTGTATTTTATTTCTTGCCCAACATGCACCTTTTGTTTCATTTGATAAAATATTTATTATTTTGAATCGACTATCGTTTACATATTCATCTAAATTATCCCACTCATCTTCCAAATTGTGTTGCCACGCTATAGCGAAAACTAGGTTTTCGGGATGTTCTGCATTTAGTATACAATCTTTCACAGTTGGCAATAATTGAGGGTCTCTGTAACTTGCAATTTGTATAAATATTTTATTTGTATTCATTACGTTTATGAATAATATAAAGTTTTTATTTTTGTATAAAACAACTTTTCAAAAAGTGGTAAGGTAACCTAAATCCTTTTGAGCAACTTTTTCTAAAAGTTGCTCAAATGATCTAAAGCAGAAAGAAGCACCAATTCTTGTTCAGTTAATTTTTGAAACACTAAATTTTCATCCAATTTGATTTGAAATCGCTTATTTGCAAAACCAAAGTTTTTACAAATAAGATATACACCATCATCTTTAATTTTTGTCTCGCAAAACAACGCACCTTTTGTTATATGAACGTCGTTCGGGTCTTGTAGTGGGATCCATCGTATATAAGTGCCATATTTCAAATCCTGCAATTCATCGACATATTTGTATCCTTTTATTTTTTTCATTATTTCTAAAGAATGTTTACGTTCTAGTTGCAGTTCATTAATAATTTTTAAATTCATTTCAATAATTTGTTTAGATGTAAAATTCAATAAAGTTTCATTTGTTTCATCATCCAACGCTTTTAATAATTTGTTTATATCCATGTTTAAAACTGAGTAGACAGATATATAAATATATATTAAATAATTCTTATATTATTATATTTAATCTTTGTTGTTTAGTCTTCGTTGTTTAATCTTCGTTGGGTTTTAGATAATATTTACTTGCAACTATTATATACAAGAATATACAAATGAACTTTTATGTTTCCATAACTACAATACGAAAATACAAAGCGGCTTTAGATATGTTACTCAATTCATTACCAAATGAATGGAAAAATAAATACATATTAGTTTATCAAGATGAAGAAAATAGTGGGTATAACGTTTTTGAAGATGGTCATATTGAAGTTTATATGATAAACAATTTATCTGATTACGGAAACTGGGTTGGTGTGAATTTATTACTAGAAAAAAATGTAGTTCCTCAAGATAGTTGGTTTTTGTTTATTCATGATACTTGCAAGTTTTTAAGTGACAATTGTGTCAACCTAACCTATAAAATTATCAAAAAACATAATGATACGGATATAGATATTTTGTGGTTATGTGAAACTGGACAGTGTAATATATGTTTGATACGTAGAAATGCAATAAAATACGGTTCTGTACTTTACAAAAATATTACTTATATGACAAAAATGGAAACCATTGCATACGAATGGGATCATAAACACCAGCTAAGTCCAAAATCATTTGGTGTCACGCAAAAATTTTTGAAATTTCCTGCAAAACATTTGGGAAAAAGATACGTTTATAACAATACAAACAAACGCGATGTTTTATTGTATGAAAGTATAAACCTGGAAAAGTACTATTATCACACAGAGAAGGAAAGCGATCATCCGTTTAGTCCCTAGCTTCAACCTTTTCTAAAGGTTGAATGGTTGCTTTGATGCTTTCTTCGAGTAATTCATAAACGCAATTACTGTATCAGTGTATTCTTTTGAATAATTGTTTTTATACAACTTTGCAATTTCATGATCAGGATGCAATGTTTCGCAAACAAGATTGTTTACATTAACAGTTTCGTGATCATTCATTAGAATGTTGTATAGTATTTCGCCATCGTAGTCAATTTTTTTGACATCTTCATAGTAATCCAAAAATTTATAAGCTTCCATCATTTTCCCTTTTCTATTTTGTATTTTATGGTATTTACTGACAATTGTTCTTGTACTAGGAATGTTTTTACCCAATGCATGTTTTTCAAAACAAACTAAAAATTTGTCCTCGGTGACACTTTTAGTAATTGCAATAATCTTTTTATTGTTAATGCTATGAATTTTAGGATCAATTTTATGTATAGGAACAATTCCTTGGTCAGTTTCAATGGGTGTATTCCTAACAAAACAAATGTCGGCGATTGGAATAGGTAAGTTCTGTTCTGCTAAAATCTCTGATATGGTCGTATTAGGTGGATAAATGTATATTGAACTACCCGCAGGGTAGGACTGCTTTAAAGCTTCGTATATGTATATACTACCAAGTCCTGATATAGTAGCTAATTCATAATAATATGGTGATGTTGGGTCTGTTATAAAAAGTAAGTCTCCTTGAGTAGTACCATCAGGAGCAGTAGCTTCTAGTTTTATTGTTCCCTTCGAGGCACTAGTTGTAAGTGTCATCTTTCCTTTGTATCTTGTTGTTGGCGCTGTTGTTGGTGTTGCTGTATAAAGAATATTACTATTTGTATTATACAACACAAAATTTGCATAAGAATCACATGTCATATAATAAATGTTAGGTGTAGAAATAATGTTAGTCCAATTTGTACCAGTAGAACCATATGATACATAAATACCGCTACTACCTGCTACAAAGAAACCATTAGTTCCATTGGAATTGGATGCGATTGCTACGCTGTTCCAAGTGTTTGACGATGATGATGATATTGATGACGATGTTACTAGTGTAAAACTAATACCACCATTCATGGATAAATAGACAACTCCATTAGTATTAGTTGTAGTACTAAAAGTTTGAGGTTGCCCAGTTGTAGGGTTAGTAGTAGTAGTAGTAATAGTAGTAGTAGTATTACCGGCTACTAGTAAAATTGTTCCATCATAACTGCAAGCTACGCTAGTCCAGTTTATTGATGGCAATCCTGTTACTTGTGTAAAAGTATTGCTGCTATTATTAGCACTTGATACATAAATATTATTCGTTGTATTATAAGTCACTGTAGTAGAAGTAGTATTAGTAGTAGTTTTAATACCAGGAGTAGCGACTATTATTGTTGTCGCGTTACTACTAACTGCTAATGGAGTACTACCCAACGTATCAGATGAAGCAGATATATTTGTATTTGTCCAACTAGAACCAAGCGCAGAACCATTGTTAGATGTTGTTGTCCATATACCAAATTGCGAGTTTAAACTACCAGCAGCCACTAAAGTGGTACCAGTAGAATTGGTGGCTATATTATTCCAATAAGGTGACGGTGAAGGGTTTGTCACTTGGACAACAGTTTGACCACTATTAGTATATTGGTTAATTATGTAAAAGTTTACACCGTTTGGGGCATATCCACACTGAAATAAAATTGTTCCATCAGAATTATATACTATACCATTAGTGATGGTTTCGTTATTACTACTATTAAGAACACCCCAATTAGTTCCAGTTGATGATGCTACAAGTCCTGAACCGGTAAATAATGTGCCTTGCTGTTTATAGTATGCAGCACATAAGTTACTTCCAGTACTGTCTGATGCGACTGAAGTTAAATAATAGAAACTATTCGGAGGATTTTGTGGGCCAGTATACACAGTTGATTGTCTCCATTGTGGCATTATATACATAAATTAGATAATAATTTTAAAAAAATTATATAATTTTTCTTAAATGAATTTTTAAACGCAACTTTTCAACTTTTCGAAAAAGTGGTGCAAATTTACCTTTTATAAAAAGGTAAAACCAAAACATTTTGGCTCAACCTTTCCCAAAGGTTGAAGGATTACCACGACCCAAATGCGCCACCTCCTAACACTGAATTAGCAGCCATTGGCTCCGAAAATCCTTCGTTCATTCCTCCAGGTGTTGCTGCTCCTGGCATGGGTGTATTATCTTGCTGATACATGTTGTTATAGTTTGGAAGTTGCTGAGCACTTTGCGAGTAAGATTGATTTGAGTTAGAATTATCACTTGGTAATTGACTTATTGAAGTACTACCGCCATATAAAGCCTGGTTCATTGCGCCTTGGTTGCCTGTCATTGGCATAGCCCCGGCCATTGACATATTCTGTCCTGAAATAGGCTGTGAAACTTTGACATTTCCCTTACCTTTTCCGTTTCCATTTTTACCTGGATTGACTTTGCCTTCCCATAGTTCTGTAAGTCTATCTACTAAAATACTTACTTTCTCTCCTAGCTTTGTTTGTAAACTTAAAGTAATCATCAAAATTGCTAAAATAATAAAAATAATACTAAAATCAGGATATTCCATTCCACTATAAGTAGGAACATATGTAATAATACGATGGATCAATAACAGTCCCAAAAACATGACAATAATTTGTACTAAAACTTCTGCTAAAAGCTCGACACTTCCCTTTTTCTCGTCTGCTTCAGGAACATATTTTTGCATCAACTTATTCAAAATAATTACAGGTATGATTGCGATTAATGTATATTGTATTATATTTAATATGTCAGATTTAGAATCATTGTCAAAATTAAAAACATGCTTAAAAAATCCTTTTTTTGAATTATCTGAACTATCCATATGATTTATAAAAAGAAATTAAATAATTCAAAAACAAATTAAAACCTAATTATCAATATTTTGTATACGTAAAATCAAAACAACAAAACAACAATAATATTTACATCATTTACCATTTGAAATACAAATAGCATAATTGAGATTGTATTTGACAAAATTGGATAGTATATTTTAGGACACGACTTTATTTAGTAAATGCGTAAGTAATTTAGAAACAAATTGTTTTAATAATTATATTGTAAATGAGTAGTAGTTCTAGATCCATCGCAGCAGCTAGACAAAGACGAGCTGGAGAACAGTCACAACAAAGTAATAGTAGACCAGTAACATCAATTTCATCGCAAGGAGCATTTGCACAACAGTATCAACAACAACAACAACAACAACAAAGAATGGGACAAAACATACCAATTGGAAGTAAAAATGTCAGATCAGCTCAAGCGCAGTCACAAAGTGCAAACTACCAGACATCGCAACAATCTCAACAAAATACCAAAATTAGCGTATCAAATGCTGTTGGACTAATTACCTTAAGACTGGGTAAACTAGAACAAATGATCAACGATATGAATTTCGAAGAAGGTGGTATGAACTTAAATAACAACAACGGTGAAGGTATACCATCGAATATGAAATTGGTATCTGATGAAGTTTTCGAGAATATTGTCAATCGTCTTAATTTATTAGAAAGTAAAATATTAAATTCAAAAAATGTGGAAAGTCATATAGAAAAATTAGAGAGAGAAATGAGAGAAATGAAAGGGGTTGTAACAAACAGTCATAACGCTTTGTCTAATTTTATTATTGAAACAAATGAAAAATTTATTGATGTTGAATCGGCTTTAGCTTTAATTGAAGAAAATGCTCAAATCAATATTGAAGGACATAATGAAATAGTTGAGACTTTGGAGAATATTGAAGTTAATGAAAACAATGTTGATAATGTTACTTTAGAATATGCTGAAACCAACGAAACCAATGAAACCAATGAAACCAATGAAAACAACTGAACTAAATAAAAAATAACTGTAACTGGTATAATTTTTAAAAATATTAAATTTATATATTTTAATGAACTATAATTTTAATAATATTACCAACTTTAGTCAAAGTATAAATATGAAAATAAACGAAAATAAATTGCAAGAACTTTTGTATAATTTTTGTCATATTAAAACAAACAATGAAATAGCAATCAACTATAAATATTTTAAAATCATCAATACATTTATTGATAAAAACAATATTTTGAATTATTTGATATTCATTGTAGAAAATATTTTGAAGAACTACAGTACTTTTATTGTTCATGTCAATATTGAAAAATTAACATTGTTGGATATTGATAAAAACAAAGACTTTGTTCAGGACATGTCTAACACATTAAAAGATAGGTTTCCAGATAAATTAGAATTATGTTTAATTTATGAAGGTTCATTTATATTCAAACAACTTTACAATGTATTATCTTTATTTATCGATAAAAAAACGCTCAAGAAAATAAAGTTTAATGATTGAGAAACTAATATAAAGTCTACTTTTGTATTATAGCTATATAAAAAATGCCAAATTGGTGTTACAACTACGCACTTTTATCTTGTCCATCCAAAGAAATTTATGATAAATTATTGGATTCAATAACAAAACAATCATGGTTCAAAACTTTCGCACCTCTTGGACCAGACGAAGATGACTGGACTTTTGAAAAAGCAAATGAAATTTGGAATACAAAATGGCCACCACAAGAATTAGAGATAGGATGTAATGATGAAACAGAGTTTATTATTGATCTTACTTTTAACACAGCTTGGAGCCCACCCATTGGTGTGTATAAAACCATGTATGCGAACTTTGGTATAACTACAACCGCATATTATGAGGAATTAGGTAATGAATTTTTTGGAAAATGTGCTTATTCTCCATACGAAGAATGGGATGATACTTTTGATATTCCATCTAATCAAGCAGAGTTAGACGAAACTCGAAGTGTAATAGGTGTTGGAAGTGAACTAGATGAGTTTATGAATGACACCTGGGAACAACTAAAAGAACAATGGAAACTCGAAGAGGCGAATGAAGATGAACAATGTGAATGTGAATGCGAATGTGAATGTGATGGTGATAAAACCGATGAAGCGGATGATGACGATAACGATCACGGTGATGAACACGTAGATGGTGACGGCGACGATAAAAAAGTACCCGAAAGTATTTTTACAATGCCTTTATAAAGTTGAAAAAGAATAAATTAGGAATAGTATTTATTCTTTCTTCGTTTTAATAGTTAAAAATTATTTTTATTAAATAGTAATGAAAATAATTATAAGTTTTTTTATTTTTTGCATAGTTCTTTTTATGTATTTACATATTCAGTTTCATTTAAAAACTAGTAATGATCTAGAAGTATATGAATTAGATGATGCATCAAAAGATAAATTAGAGGAAGTTTGTGATATTAGACAGCCTGTATTGTTTGACTTTAATGATGCAAAAATGATAGAAACTACTAGTAAAAATTTTATTATCGAAAACTATCCATCTTTCGAAATAAAAATTAGAAATACAAATGATAATGATAAAAATAGCGAACTGTATGTACCTCTTCCATTGCATGCATCTAGAAAACTATTTGACGAAGATAAAAATGCATGTTATTTTTCCGAAAATAACAGTGACTTTTTAAATGAAACCGGTGTTGTAAAAAATTTTAAATATAATGACATTTTTTTACGACCTTATATGGTTTCGAATATGAACTATGACATAATGATGTCTAGCAAAGACACGGTTACACCTTTCAGGTATGAAAATAATTATCGAAATTATTTTTTATGTACGCAAGGATCTGTAGAAATTAAAATGACACCTCCTCAAAGCTCAAAATATCTGTACACTGAACATGATTATGAAAATTTTGAATTCAGATCTCCAGTAAATCCTTGGAATGTTCAGAGCAAATATGCAGATGATTTTAACAAAGTAAAATGCTTAGAGATTTCATTAACAAAAGGAAAAATTGTTTATATTCCTGCATATTGGTGGTACAGTATCAAATTTAGTAAAGATAGTAGTGTTTCTTGTTTTAGATACAGAACTTACTTTAATAATTTAGCAATTTCACCTTATATTTTTATGCATATACTTCAACTACAAAATGTCAAGCGCGAAACTAATAACAAAATTCCGATTGAAATGTTGCAAAAAACGAATGACAATACTACAATTCTAGGAAACAATAACAACCATAATAGTAGCAACCACAATAGTAGTAATAATGATACAAATGGCAATGAAGCTGAACCTTCACAAAGCAATGAAAATTCTATGCAACCTAACATTGATATTGATATTGTTAACACATCAACAAATATAGATAATTTAGCTATTTTATAAAATAAAATATTTGTAATTTATATAAAATGGCAAAGTCTAGAAGTAGTAAAAAATCCATGCTTTCTTTTTTAAACATTTTTGGTAAGAGTAAAAAAAGAAGTACTACGCGTAAAAGTCGCAAAAGTCGCAAAAGCCGTAAGCAGAGGAAAACTAGAAGAAATATGAAAGGAGGTTGAGGCGGTGCTATACAACCAATTCCTATACAAACAACACAACTAAATAATATGAATTAAATATGTGACAAACACCAGTAAAAAAAGTTATTTGAATGACGACTTCAATGGAAATCATTAAATCAGAATAAATAAAAAATAACTTTTTATTTTTTATAAATTTTATTTTTTTATAAAGTTAATCTTGAATACATTTGTGTAATTTTTTATAGCTTTCTTCGTTATAACAAATTATTTTGTCTATTTTATTTCTACAGTATGGACAGTTTGTATTTTTTCTCTCCATTAGTTCATTTGTACAATCAATACAGAACTCGTGATTACATTCCAACTTAGCTGTCTTTATTTTTGAACACGAATTATAACAAATAGAACATTCCATTTCTGTGTTACTAGTATCACACAGACCTCCCTCATCCAAAACAACATTGTAAACTGCAGTATTTTTGAATTCATCCAAGTTGTTGAAGTTGAAGTTTTCGTCGGTTTCGGTGATTTCATTGTTTGCCATATAGTTTAAAAGTATTCCGTCTATTATACTACTAATTCTTACAGGTGTATCTTCACCAAAAGGAATAAAGTTATATTCGTGTAGCGAAAATAATGAAAAGTCTAATTGATATAAAACTCGAATAATTTTATTGACACTTACTTGTAAAAGTGAATTTATTCTCGAGTAACAAAAACGACATGCAACCGATTTTACTATTTTTATGTTTTCTTGACTTTGACCACAAAAGTTGTATATATACTGTTCTACACACTGAATAGATAGTATTCTATTATAATTATTCATTGATAATGTTTCATCTTTCAAATGTATTAAATAATCATAAAACATTTGCAAACTCGCATCATCACATGTTGTAACGTTATGACCACAATTATTACAAAATGAACACTTTCTCGTGTACCTTCTAACACGATTTATAAAACTGTTATTTAACCTTCCTTCAGGTATGTTTTCCATTACACCATCCATGTTTTCACTTAATTAGTTTAGTTAGTATTTAAATTACCTTAAATTACGTAATTAGATCTCATTTTTTTATAAATTACTTATTTCTCACTTACTACGTAGTACGCACCACTTATTACATAAAAAAAGTGAAACAAAATAAACATATTAAGTCTTAAGTTAAACACAACTATATAATTTTATATAATCAATATAGATAAAATGGTTACATATAAATTTGTTGTAGAAAATCGTGACTATACAAATTGGAAAATTTACGATTCCAATAATTTTGAGAAAAAAGAATTACATATTGATCCTATTGAAAGCAAATTATTTTCAAATGATGTTTTCATATTTGAAAAAAATAAAGTTAATATTGTGCATTCCACTATACGTTCGGGAGCTTCTATACCAGGCGTACTTATATTAACAGGAAATAAAACGTATGGGCGAAGTAAAAATGGGAAACTCTTGTATAAATGTATTCCTGATGACGTTAGAATTCCGTCCTTTTTAATACCTTATGAAATGAAACACCTAGGTTTTGTCAAAGTATTTACTAATTTGTATATCACATTCATCTTTAATGAATGGAGTGATAAACACCCTCATGGTGTTTTATACAATATAATAGGTCAGGTTGATAGTTTAGACAACTTTTACGAATATCAATTGTATTGTAAAAGCCTGAATATATCGCTTCAAAAATTTCAGAAAAGCACTTCAAAAGCAATACAAAGTAAGTCACATAACGTCTTTATTGATAATATTAAAGAAAAATACAGAAACATAGAGGATCGGACTAACCAGACAGATTGGCGTGTTTTCTCAATTGACCCCGATAGTTGTTTGGACTTTGACGACGCTTTTAGTATTAAAAAATTAGAAGATGAAAACGGCGAAACATTTTTGGTGAGTATTTACATAGCAAACGTATCGATTTGGATTGATGCATTGAACCTCTGGGATTCATTCTCAAAACGTGTATCAACAATTTACTTACCTGATAAAAGAAGACCGATGATCCCAACTATACTATCGGAAGGGTTATGCAGTTTACAAGCAAATGTCACAAGAATTGCATTGACAATGGATATTACCATTAAAAAAAACGAAATTATTGGTATTAAATATTGCAATAGCTTTATCAAACTATACAAAAACTACATCTACGAAGAAACAAAGCTATTAATTGACAATAATTATCAATGTTTATTGGAAGTTACACAAAATTTATCTACAAAATTCAAATACATTACAAATATTAAAGATAGTCATGATGTAGTGACCTATTTAATGATACTAATGAACTATTATTGTGCAGTAGAAATGCTGAAACACAACACGGGTGTATTTCGTTCTGCAATTAATAAAAGTGTCGGAAATGATCAAGATCCAATACCATCGACTTTACCAGACGAAGTAATTAGTTTTATCAAAGTGTGGAGTAGCACAGCCGGGCAATACATAAACGGTTGTGATTTAACTAGTACAGATCAAACTAGACATGATGTACTAAATATGGAAGCTTATATACATATAACTAGTCCTATTCGACGTTTAGTGGATTTATTGAATATGATACAATTTCAAAAATGTTTAGGTTTGATTAACTTATCAGAAAATACAACTACATTTTATGATAAATGGTTAAATGAATTAGACTACATTAATACAACTATGAGATCAATAAGAAAAATTCAAACAGATTGTTCATTGTTGGACTTATGTAATAGTAATCCAGATGTTGTAGAAAAAATATATAATGGGTATGTTTTTGATAAAATTAGTAGAAGTGATGGATTATATCAGTATATAATATATTTGCCCGAGTTAAAAATGAATTCTCGGATTACAGTTAGAGAGAATATGGAAAATTATGAAAAAAGAAAATTCAAATTGTTTTTATTCAACAATGAAATGCGTTTTAAGAAAAAAATACGTTTGCAATTGATTTGATCCTGTATTATAAAATTATAGTGAAAAAACAATTACAAAAATTATAACAATAATCACAACTATGAGTGCTACACGAAAATTATTTCGTTTCTCTGACGGTGTCTCTTCTCGGTGATATACATTTAGCTCACTTAGTATAGGCGCGTTCATAAAAATATTATATTCATATCTTAGTGTAATATTTTTATACCATTTGGCAATATTATATGATCGATTTATCAATAATGACATTTTTGGCAATTTTTTTGATTATTTTAGTGTCCTTTTCATAGTCATCATCACCTTTTCCACCCATTGACTCATAAACTATTTTATTGTATTGACTATTTTTTTTGGAGTCGTATTCTTCACAATCTGGATATTTTTCTCTAAAATCCTTAAACATACAAATATTTTTATGAGCAATCATTCGAATTGCTTTCCGTATTTTTTGATTGTTTTCATCTTCTTTTTCCCATATATTCTCATCTTTCACATACATGACTTCTCTCTTCTGATCAGCGCAATGAACTGGTCGTTTATTGACATCTAAAGCCTTTAGGCTTTTAATGATTATATTGGATATTCCTTCAATATAACCTACTTTTCCTACATTTTCTAAATCAGATACTTGCAACTTAACGGATTCAACAAAATCGCTAATATTCATGGCATCTTTACAAGTCTCATTTAAGAAAAATTGTAAATTAAAAGTTTTGTTATTACTATTATTCATAATATTTGTTGAATTATTGTTGCCAACTTTATCTTTCATAAAATCAAACATTTGTTTTTGCATTTCTAAAAACATTTCTTTTTGAAACTCTTGATTTTTTTGTACAAGATCCAACACTACATTCGTGTCAAAATTAATTGCACTTTCGTTTTCTACAACCAGATCGTTTTTATGCAATACACATTTTTTTTTTGTGATTGAATAAGCTTTGTCTATGTTTATATATATTCCCGCATTCACAAATATTAGTTAGATTTTCTAAATTTTGGGGTTTTTTGGGGTTTTTTGGGGTTTTTTGTAAGTCATTTGTAAGTATTTGGTGTTTTTGGGTTGAGATGTGTCGATCGAAATCTTTTTTATTGCATGTAAAGAACTCACAAATTAAACATTCGAATTTTTGGGGTTTTTTTGGGGTAAAATTGTAAGTCATTTTGTAAGTATAATATACTTACACAAAAAAAACCCCTAAATCTTTCGTAAAATTTTTTAAAATTTTATCGTAACAAATCAACAATTATTTTTTCTGTCATCAGACGCTAAAATGACAATTCAGTCACAAATGTTGCATTTTTGGCAAAGTCAATATCCCCTTTTCAAAAATGGACAAAAAAAATGTCCAAAATCGAAAAGCCAAAATACTTTTGGATCCACTTTTTCGTTAAAATATAATAAATTCACCAAACAACTTAAAGAATATGGCCCTACAATTTTTCGATCCCAACTGCTTTGGCTATTTTCTTAATAATTTTAGTATCTTTTTCATAATCATTATCTCCTTTGCCTCCCATTGACTCATAAACTATTTTATTGTATTGACTATTTTTCTTGGAGTCGTATTCTTCGCAATCAGGATATTTCTCTCTAAAATCTTTGAACATGCAAATATTTTTATGAGCAATCATTCGTATTGCCTTTCGTAATTTTTTATTGTTTTCATCTTCTTTTTCCCAAATATTTTCGTCTTTTATATACATAACTTCCCTTTTTTGATCAGCACAATGTACAGGTCGTTTGCTAACATCTAAATCCTTCAATTTTTTAATAATTATATTGGATATTCCTTCAATATAACCGACTTTCCCGACATTTTCTAAATCAGACACTTGTAATTTCACAGATTCTACAAAGTCACTAATATTCATAGCATCCTTACATGTTTCATTCAAAAAGACTTGTAGATTGAATGTTTTGTTATTACTGTTTACATTATTTGTTATATTATTACTAACTTTGCACAATTCAATAACTTTATTCTGTAGTTCAATATTCTGTTTATTTTGTTCAGCTAAAAATTCCTTCAACTCAGTATTTTGTTTTATTACCATCATAATAACATCATTATCACTTTTGTAATTTGCAACAGTTTTACTGCAATTTATAATATTATTCTCATAAGAAATAATACACTTATTTTTATGTCTCCATAAAGTCGTTCTGCTTGTAAATGGTGTGTCGCATATGTTGCACGTAAAAACTTCTGAGCATTTATCGATTGAGTTTAAAAACGACTTTTTCAGAGTTTTTGTTTCATTTGTTTCATATTGATGTTTTGGTGTCAGTAAATGTTTGGTGTAGTCAAACTTTCTACACGTCGAATAGTCACATTTTTCACACGAAAATATTTCCGACGACTTTTGCGACTTTTTTTGTTTCATTTGTTTCATATATGTTTCAAATATAATTTATTCTAAAGGTTTAATTCAAAAAAATAATAAAAATTATCGTAACAAATCAAAAATCAAATTTTTGGTCACCAGACGCTAAAATGACATTTCAGTCACAAATGTTGCATTTTGGGGAAAGTCAATATCCCCTTTTCAAAAATGGACAAAAAAAATGTCCAAAATCGAAAAGCCAAAATACTTTTGGATCCACTTTTTCGTTAAAATATAATAAATTCCCCAAAAAACTTAAAGGAAATAGGAATTTGTTGGGTAATTTATCGTATTGACGTATAATAATTTTAATATAAAATTGAAATAATTTAAACTCTACGATACACGTTTATATAAAAAATGGTAAAAGTTTGCAGCATAACTGGTTATAATAAAGAAAGTGAATTAAAATACAAAGAATATTTTGAAAAGTACGATTATCCTTTGCATATTTTTCAAAAGTACGCAATCGAAGCTATTGTGGAAGGCCAACATGTTTTGGTAACAGCTCCAACTGGAAGTGGTAAAACATTACCAGGTGACTTTTCAATTGATTATTTTCATTCGAAAGGCAAAAAAGTTATTTATACCACACCTATTAAAGCACTAAGTAATCAGAAGTTTTACGATTTTACAAATAAATATCAAGGAATTAGTGTTGGTCTTATTACTGGTGATATTAAAACAAATCCAGATGCGGATGTATTGATCATGACAACTGAAATATTGCTGAATAAGCTTTTCCAGATCAAAAGTAACGCCACAGTACCATCCTCGAGCATTTCTTTTGAAATGGACATTGAAAACGAATTAGGTTGTGTAGTGTTTGATGAAATACATATGATCAATGATCAAGCGAGAGGACATGTTTGGGAACAAAGTATTATGATGTTGCCGAAACATATACAAATAATTGGGCTTTCTGCAACGTTGGATAATCCTGAAAAATTCGCACTTTGGCTTGAGAATAAAGGCGAATACACCGAACATCCAGAAAAAGTCGTTTACTTGGCGTCGAAATTAACTCGCGCAGTTCCATTGACACATTATGGTTTTATTACTACGACAAGTGGTATTTTTAAAGCGGTTAAAGACAAAGCCGTTCAAGAAGAAATAAAGTCGTTTATTAATAAACCTTTTGTATTACAAAATGCAAAAGGTGAATTCAATGATCAAGAATATCATAAAATGAACAAGATGATGACGCTTTTTGAGAGAAACAACATTAGAACCAAGCGCCAACATGTTTTAAATCAAGTCACAAAACATTTAGTAGAAAATGAAATGTTGCCTGCATTATGCTATGTATTTTCACGAAAACAATTGGAAATATGTGCCAATGAAGTAACTACGAATTTGCTTGAATTTGATAATAAAACGCCTTATATAATTGATAGAGAATGCGAACATATTATTCGAAAATTTCCGAATTATCAAGAATATTTGAATTTACCCGAATATGTGAAAATGGTTACAATGCTTCGAAAAGGTATAGCTATACATCATAGTGGCGTAACACCCGTTTTACGTGAAATGGTGGAATTGCTTTTTGTGAAGGGTTTTATTAAACTGTTATTTTGTACTGAGACGATGAGTGTTGGCATCAACATGCCAGTAAAAACTACTATTTTTACAGATGTTTGTAAATTTGATGGAGAGAACAATAGAATGTTGCACTCTCACGAATACACACAAGCAGCTGGTAGAGCAGGTAGATTAGGGTTGGATACTGTTGGACACGTTATTCATTTAAACAACCTTTTTAGAAATGTGGATACGATGACGAGTTATAAAAATATGATGAGTGGTAAACCGCCAACATTGAAATCCAAATTCAAGATTTCATACAATCTTCTTTTGAACTTGATTGAGATAGGTGACAACAATTTTATTCATTTTGCTAGAAAAAGTATGGTAAAAGACGACTTGGACAGTGAATTAAAACAAATATATGATGATATTTGCAAAGAAAACGTTGAGATAGATATGATTGAAACAGTTTTCCAAACCATGAGAACACCAAAAGAAGTCATAAATGACTACCTAACATTACACCACACAAAAAATAGTGCTGTAAACAAAAAGCGTAAAGACATTGAACGGCAAATAGAAGCTATTCGTGATAAATATGTGAACATAGAATTTGATAAAATAAAAGTGGAGAAATACAATTTGAAGTTGAAGAAAATAGACGACTTGCAGGAAGATTATAACTATGTTGAAAAATTTATTGATAACAACGTAGAGACAATCGTTCGACTGTTGCATGACGAGGGATTTGTGACAAATGACAACTCAGATGAAAAAACGTTGACCCTTACACTGAAGGGTACTATCGCAAGCCATTTAAGAGAAACACATTGTTTGGTCTTTTCGCAACTGTTTCAAGAAAATGTGTTTGACAGTTTGTCGACCATTCAATTGGTGTCGTTATTTAGTTGTCTAACAAATATTGTAGTAAAAGATGAAATGAAGAATTATGTTCCTAGAGTAGATGATGTTTCTTTTAAAAATGTTGTGTTTAAAGTCAAAAACATGTACAATGATTATATTACAAAAGAAACGAAGATGAACATTAACTCCGGCATCGAATACACATATCATTATGATTTATTGAATTATGTAGATAAATGGTGCTATTGTGAAAACGTGGAAGAATGTAAAAAGCTGTTACAAGAATTAGCAGATGAAAAAGAGATATTTTTGGGTGAATTTGTAAAAGCTTTACTAAAAATTAATAATATTAGCAGCGAACTAGAAAAAATAGCTGAAATGACTGGAAATATGGCGCTTTTGAGTAGGTTGAAAGAAATTCCAACGATGACGTTAAAATATGTTGTTACAAATCAATCTTTGTATGTGTAAATGGAAACGCGACAAAACATGAAAAAAAATTAAAAAAGTCGAAGCGTGTAATATATACACTTCGATTTTTTCACTTTTTGGGTTTTATTTATATTTATATTTTTCTAAATTTTTTATATTAGTTGTCTCTTATAAAATGATGTTTCATATATTTTTGTAAATTGAAGTAGGTAAGTTCTTCATGTTGACCTATTCGAAGAAGAGCACGCAACTTTGTGTCAGGATTAATATTGCGACAATTTTGCGGGTCTTGTAGGTTATTGACGCGGATGTAAGAATTAATAAGACGAGAAACATCGGTACGCGCCATTTCAGTGCCGAGTGGTTTTCCAAGAAACGTGGCGAGTTCATCCGAGATTTTCATTGGTGTTATAAAACCACATGGTACTCTATGAGTTAAAATTGGTCTTGGTGCTGGTGCTGGTCTTGGTATTGTACGACTAACAACATTTTCAACATTATCGACTTTGATCTCAAGTTTGATATTGTTCTTTTCTGTAGAAGAAGAAGTTGCTGTTGCAGTATAAGTCTTTCCGGAAGTATATGTCTTTCCGGATCTTGTTTGCATTCTAAATGTTATACGATTATCAACATTATCGACTTTCATGTTAAGTCTGATATTGTTCTTTCCCTTAGAAGAACTAGCAGTAGCGTTATAGGTTTTTCCGGATCTGGTTTGCATTGTTGTATTAGTATGCAATTAACTATTTGCTGTTAATGCATTTCAATTTTTTTTTATAATTTTAATTTGGCAAAATAATGTTTCCGATTTACTCCCATTTTTCTCCCTTTTTTGAATAAAACGCGCATCATTTATTGTTTATTATTAGAAAAACAATGGAAAATAAGAGAACATGAACAAAGTTGAAAATACATATTTGTTTTATTTCCCTTTACATCGGGTTCAATTTCCACGTCTACTTTATTATCTCCACTCAGGACATTTACGTCGTTGTCTTCATCTTTATCTTCTTCGCAAATGGTTTGTTTTTCCATATATATTACTGTATATATTGTTTTTTTATTTTAAAAAAAAATGAATTATTTATAAAATTTATACACAACAATACAATAATACAAAAATACTAATTACATAAAATGCCAATAAAAGTTTTTGTAAATTCAATTGACACTGAAACAATACAAAAAATTCTTAACTATTATAATTCTAAAAAATTTAAAGATGAAGAACCACTTGAAATACTAGATCGATGTGAAGGTGGTTTCAAAATACAACTTTCGTACATGAAAGATCAGCAATGTGATGAAAATAAAAGAATAAAACAGTTACGATGGAACAAAGGATACTTACTTTCACAAGGTTATAAAAGTTTCAGATATAAAGAAGAAATGTTGTTGTTTGTAGCACTTGCGAATGTATTAGGAAGTGATAATGTTATTTTTGAACAATGAAACGAAAGCATAAATATTTTTGATATATTAATATAAAAAACCAATATAACAATATAGGCGTAAATAAAATAAATGGATACAAATATAATAGGAAATAAATATAAATTACTAAAAAAAATAGGTACTGGTAGTTTTGGCACTATATTTGAAGGTATGAATATAAGAACTTGCGAAAAAGTTGCAATAAAAATAGAATTAATATCTGATAATGTTAAATTGTTAAAAAATGAGGCAATTATATACAAATATTTAAACGGTTTAGAAGGTGTTCCTAATATAAAATGGTATGGTAAAAATGAATTCTACTATTTTATGGTTATGGAATTATTGGGAACTTCATTGCAAAGGGTATTAGATAGTTCCAAAAAGTTTAAACAAACAACTGTTTTACAGTTTGGAGTAAATATGTTAAGTATTTTAAAAAATATACATAACCGGGGGTTTATTCATAGAGATATAAAACCTGAAAATTTTTTATTGACAATAACTAACCCTAAAAAATTGTACTTAGTTGATTTTGGATTGAGCAAACCATATATTTTTAATGGCACACATATTGATTGTAAAAAAAAACACAAATTTATGGGTACTCTTGATTTTGCAAGTATAAATGCGCACAACTTTTTAGAGCAAAGCAGAAGAGACGACTTAGAATCTGTTTCCTATATGTTAATCTATTTTTATTTTGGTAAGTTAGAATGGATGAATGATGATGTGTATTTTTCGAACAATGAAGATGAAAATATGTACATTAAAAATAAAAAAGAATTGATCAGTGAACATCAAGACATTCCATCGGTACTTATGGAGTATCATAATTATGTTCGAAAATTGGAATTTGAAGAAACACCGAATTATGATAAATACATTCAACTTTTCAAAAAAGAATTGGGCAATAACATTCAATGAATATAAAAATTGCAAAAAAATGAATATAAATATATTTTAATACATACATAATATCGATGCCGTACGAAAAGTCGAAAGAATACATTGAAAGTATTTATAACTTTGTATATGTTTTGAATAAAAAAGCAACCAATCTTAATGATACTAGATTGATTAATATAAGTAAATTAATTTTTAACTATGTTGTTTCTTGTTGTATTGAAAATAAAATATTAGAAAAAGATTTAATAAAGGATGAAAATTTTTCAATGAAACCAGTTTATGAATATATTACAAATAATGATATTAAAATAATAGATTTGAAAAACGTTCAAGTAGAAGACATAGATGTTAGAAATCTACAAGATATTGAAAGGTTTGTTTTGTCTCATATTTACTATATTTATGAAAATAATTAATCTTGAACCGTTTCGACAAATATATAAATAATTATAAAATAATATAAAGATATGATCATAATATAGATTATAATATAATAATGTCGTCGAGTTGTGCTGTTGTTACATCTTCCACAGGAACAAAGTCTGCTGAGCGTTTGATGGGTCGTGTTAAGTGGTTCAATAATAAAGCTGGTTATGGCTTTGTTACAATTACAGATGGAGAAAAGTCAGGTGCAGATATTTTTGTACACCATAGTGCTATTAATGTTTCAAATCAACAATACAAATATCTAATTCAAGGTGAATACATTGAGTTTTGTTTAGTAAATGTTGAAAATAGCGCACACGAATGTCAAGCTTCAGAAGTTGGTGGAATTAAAGGTGGTAAATTAATGTGTGAAACAAGACACGAGTTTAAAATTGCAAGAAGTAGTTATAAAGATGTTAATGAACAATCGGAACCAGTCAAAATGCCTAGACAACAAAAGGTTCGTGAAGTCGCACGTAACGAAAAATCCAGTAGTGATGACACTGCGTGGAGTATGGTTTCCAAAAAGCCAGTAACAGAAAGATCTTCTGTTAGTGAAGGTAGAGTAAGTGGAAGAGGACGCGGTAGACCGCCACGTTCAAAAGTATAGACTACAAACTATTTAGCATTTTTATCGAATAATTAAATGAATATAAGATATTTATTATATTTATTTAATATATAAATAATATGAGTAACTTGAATTCAATAGTTTCAGCATCTCCAATGACACAAAAAGGCGGTCGTGGACGTGGTCATAAAATGGGGTGCAAATGTCCTTTATGTAAAAGAGGGGGTCGCGGATTTCATCATAAAAAATCATGCAAATGCCCTTTGTGTAAAAAAGGTGGTCGTGGACGTGGTCATAAAATGGGATGCAAATGTCCTTTGTGCAAAAGAGGTGGCGCGGATCCTGACCCAGAAACCAATTATGATTCGCAATTAGATTTAATGGAAAAAGGAAACGATGATGACAATGCAGATGATGATGACAATGCAGATGATGATGACAATGCAGATGATGATGATAAAAATATAGACTTAATGGAAAAAGGAGTGACCGATAAGTTTGCAGATGACGATGATTATGATGATTTAGATGATATGGAAAGTGGAAAAGGTACTGGAAAAGGTCCTGGCGCCTATCAAGCAGGTGGAACACGTAGACGCAAACGTAGAAGTAGTAAAAAATCAAGAAAAGGGGGTAAAAGAAGTATGCGAAAACATAAAAAAAGTACAAAACGCAGACGTAAAACAAGACGTCACAAATATTAAATAAATATGCTCACAATTTAGTATATTTATACACACTATATTCGTTATTTTCAAAAACTTTTTCTTCAGAAAATTCATTTTCTAAATTATAATCAAAGAAGAGGTCACAACCATAATCTGACTTAATTTTAGTAACCCATAATACCCTACATAAAGGAATATATTTGTTAAATATTTCATTTCCTCCTATAAAAAAAATATTGAAAAACTTTTGTAAAACTGGATATACATCATTGTATTTTTTAGGAAATAATAGTATATTTTCATGTATATTTTCATTATCAGTAAAAAGTATATTTTTGTAGGTGTATGATATTTTTTTGTACTTATTAGGTTCTCTCGTTAGTATAATATTTAATCTATTTTTGAGTGGTTTTTTATCATGTGGTATAGAAAAATATGTACTTCTACCCATAATAACAACGTTGCATTTTGTTTTATTGTAAAAAAACTGCAAGTCTTCTTTTATATTCCAAGGTAATACACCATTTTTAGAAATCCCTTTTTTAATATCAAAAGCTAAAATTGCTTCCATTTTATTATTTACATAAAAATTTTTAAATAATAATATTTTTAATAATTAATACAAAATGGTAGATAGAATACAATACATTAAGGAATTTAACGATAAACTTTTTACTAATGATGCTGCAAGAAATAAAAAAACTGTTATTTTTATTTACACTCCACCCAAAGTTGGGTCGACATCATTAGTATCATCTTTAAGAATTTCTGGGACAATGAAATACAACGTAATACACATTCATGATGAAAAAATGTTGTGTGTTTTAACCAACTACGAAAATAAAGAAAAAGTAACTATTGATGAATTAATTAAATACAATGCATCATTGGGGAAAAATGTCTACGTTATTGATGTTTATAGAAATCCAATAGAGAGAAAAATTTCAGAATATTTTGAATACCTAACTACATTTCATTTTAATACAGATGAAAATAGTATCCAAAATCATAATTTGGATATAGTAATAAAACGGTTCAATTCAATTTTTCCTTTTATTGGGTCAGGGGATTATTTTTTTGATAGATATAACATAGATGTACCAAATGAATTTGATTTTAATAATAAATACTTACTAGTAAATAAGGATAATATTAATTATGTTAAACTTCGATTATGTGATTCGGATGAGTGGGGTACAATTTTAAGTAAAATTTTTAAAATGGATATTGTCATAGTAAAGGACTATCAAACAGAAAGTAAGTTAATTGGTGACTTATATAAAAGATTTAAAGAAAAATATGTAATACCTTGTAATTTATTAGAAATGGTTAAAACATGTAAATTTTTTAATTATTATAATTCTTATGATGATAAAAAAAAATACTTTGATATTTGGGATCAAAAAAAAACAAATACATTATTTAAACCATTTTCTATTAAAAAGTATAATTTTTACAAAGAAATTTCAAATGAAAATCAAACAAATAACATTGTTCAACGAGACCATTATTTAGATTACGGTTGTACATGCAAATCTTGCTCTTTCAAAAGATACAATATTTTTAGTAAAATTAAAAAAGGTGAATTTGTTGATGTTAAAATAGTACATCAACAAGCTGTTCTTGAGAAAAAAATAAGAAATGTAAAAAAAATATACAACAACCTTAAAAATACATTTAATATTATTCCACGTAACAAAAAAAGTAATAAAAATTTTGGAATTAATATTATTTAGAATGTTATATATTTATAACCGCTATTAAAGAGCAGTTATAAATTTTTTTTCGCATTTTTTAAATATTTTAATTAAGTATAATGGATTTTTTTGACAATTATATTAAAAATGTTCATCATCCTGCAGATAAAAATGATACGTTTCCTTTAATAGGAATATGTGTATCGTATAATTATTATGATACATTACAGTTTTTTTTACCTGTAAATCATATGCATTTCAAAAAATTGTTTATAATAACACAAAACGATGATGAAAAAACAATAAACCTTTGTAAAAAATTTAAAAGTGTAAAAGTACTATTTTATAATTTCAACAAAAATAATAAAGTTTTTGATAAATACGGTGCAATAAATCATGCACAAAAAATTGTTTATAAAAAATATCCAAATCACTGGTATATAAACATTGATAGTGACATTCTTTTACCAAACAATTTTGTTGATCTTTTAAAAAACAAAAATTTGTGCGAACACTATATTTATGGTATAGTAAGAGTTGGAGTGTTGAAAACGTCACAGTTGATGAATAAGAATGATGAACTTGATAAATATAAATTACACATAAAGGAGAAGCAAATAGATTTGAATACATTTAGAAAATCAGTAATAGGTTATTTTCAGTTGTACAAAAAACAAATATATCAGGGAGTTGATTATATTAACGCTGCTAAAGGAGATTTACATTTTAGTAAAAAATTTGATGGTTATCTATATTTAAATGACATACAATGTTTTCATTTAGGACCAACGGGTAAAAATTGGAGTGGAAAAACTGATGACTTTATTCATGATGTGAATATATTGGAAAAAGATTTATATTTTAATGTTGAAAGATTGTATTGAAGTGTTGAAAGATTGTATTGAAGTGTTGAAAGATTGTATTGAAGTGTTTGGCGCAACCTTTTTGAAAGGTTGCATAAAATAAAATGTGTCGAAAAAAGTAAGTGAATAAAAAAAAAAATTGAGAAGAAAATATAAATAAATAGTAAATTAAAAGTAAAGTAATAAGCAAATTAATTGAAGTAGATATGTCAACAGTAGAGATGCCAATTTCAATAGTAAAAAATGCAAAAAAAAAGCTAACAAAAAAGAGTGTATGTGAAATGATAGAAGAATGCGGAAGATTATATAATTTTGACGTAAAAGAAGCATTAA